TTCTTTGCATCTGTTTATCCTACTATTACTTCTGGTAAAAGCACGAAAGTAATTGTAGTATCAACGCCACATGGAATGAACCACTTCTATAGGATGTGGCATGATGCTGAAAAAGGCAATAATGAATATGTACCAACTGACGTTCACTGGTCAGAAGTTCCGGGAAGGGACTCACAGTGGAAAGAGCAAACCATTAAGAACACTTCAGAGCAACAGTTTAAAGTTGAGTTTGAGTGTGAATTCTTAGGATCAGTAGATACTCTGATTGCTCCATCCAAATTAAGATCTTTGGTTTATGAAAATCCTATACAAAAGAATGCAGGATTGGATGTCTATGAAAGAGTTAGAGAAAATCATGATTATATCATAACCGTTGACGTTGCTAGAGGTGTTGGGAATGATTATTCTGCATTTATAGTAACTGATATTACTAATTTTCCCCACAAGGTAGTAGCAAAATATAGAGACAATGAAATAAAACCTATGTTATTTCCAAGCGTCATATATGAGGTAGCAAAAAACTATAATGATGCTTATATCTTATGTGAAGTAAATGATGTTGGAGATCAAGTAGCATCCATTCTTCAGTATGATTTAGAATATCAAAATCTCTTGATGTGTTCAATGAGAGGTAGAGCAGGGCAGATTGTTGGTCAGGGATTCTCTGGGAAGAAGACTCAACTTGGCGTCAAGATGTCCAAGACTGTAAAGAAAGTTGGATCACTCAATCTCAAAACTATGATTGAGGAAAACAAACTTCTCATTTGTGATTATGAGGTCATATCAGAGTTAACTACATTTGTCCAAAAACATAACTCATTTGAGGCAGAAGAAGGGTGCAATGATGACTTGGCAATGTGTTTGGTAATATATGCATGGTTGGTTGCACAAGATTACTTTAAAGAACTGACTGATCAGGATGTTAGGAAGAGATTATATGAAGAACAAAAGAATCAAATTGAGCAAGACATGGCACCATTTGGTTTCATTGAGGATGGTTTGGGTGGAGAAAGTTTTGTAGATACTGAGGGAGACAGGTGGTTTGCAGATGAATATGGGGATAGTGGTGGTGGATTTGATTATATGTGGAACTATTTGTCATGAGTGATTTTGATGATTTTGATAAGCAGATAAAATTAAACCATCTTCTTCTCAATGATAGAAGATGTAGAACATGTGGCGAAATTAAAAACTTAATAGATGGGTTCTATAGAACTCGTAAAAGTAGAGGACCAGTTGCATCATCATATTCCTATGAGTGTAAAGATTGCACGATAAAAAGAGTAATTACAAGTAGAATGGTCTCCAGAGTTCTAGACAAATGGGAATACCCTGACTGGTAAATTGTTCACTCCATGTTTCCCCAATGTAAAATGTCAAATTCATAAATATTTTCAGATAAACTGAGACTTTTTAGGGAGAAAAACATGGCGACTCCTCAATTATCTCCAGGCATTATTGTCAGAGAGGTTGATTTAACCGTAGGGAGAGCTGAGAATGTTCTTGATAATATCGGTGCAATCGCAGGTCCTTTTGAAATTGGACCTGTAGATGAGGCAATTGATATCCAAACAGAGCAGCAACTTATTGAAACCTTTGGTCAACCACTTTCTACAGATAGACAGTATGAGTACTGGATGACTGCATCCTCATTCCTGTCATATGGTGGTGTACTTAAGGTTGTAAGAACTGCAGGTACAAGCCTTAACAACTCAAATGCTGGTGTAGGAATTGCATCAACATCATCACTGAAAATCTACAACTATGATGATTATTCCGCCAATCACACCACAGACTCTTCATTCTCTTGGGCAGCAAAGAATCCAGGATCATGGGGCAACAAACTGAAAGTTTGTGTTATTGACAATGCTGCAGACCAAACCATTGGTATCAATACAACCAATCCAGGCAACTATGGTGCATTAATTGGATATGGTGTAACAGCTACTCTGAGTTCTGTTGTTATTCCAGGTGCTGGAACAACTTCAACTTTCACTGGTTACCTCAAAGGTATCATTACTGGTGTTACTACAGATAGCACAAATGGAAACAGCACAATTGATGTAAAGATCACTGCAAGAGTTTCTTCTGCTGGTACTGAAACCAAAATTACATACAAGCAAAGTGATCCAACATCTTCATTTGAAGCATCAGATACAGTAAACTTTGTAAACAACTCAGGCATTAATACTGGAACTTCAGTAAATGCAGCAACTGTTGTTGACTGGTATGATCAGCAAACTCTTGGACTGACAAACTCAGTAGTTTACTGGAATTCACTGGCACCAAAACCAGTTTCAACCAACTATTCTGCATCAAGAAATGGTGGAAATGATGCACTGCATGTTGTAGTTGTTGATGATACTGGTTCAATTACTGGTGTTCAGGGAAATATTCTTGAGAAGCATCTTAGCCTCTCTAAGGCAGTTGATGCTACTGCAGATGCAGATGCACCAACTAAGACATATTATAAAAACTATATTGCAGACAGATCTGCATATGTTTATGCTGGATATAATCCATCATTTGGTGCAGATAGCTACTGGGGAACTCAACCACTTCCAGCTGGTTTCTCCACAAGTTTTGCAAAATATACAACTGCTGAAGGAATCTGGGGTCAAGATGCACAAGGTGTATACTTCAGCTCAATTGGAAATGTATCATACACTCTCAATGGTGGTGTTGATTACTCAGCAAATGGTGGTATGGAGGCATCTCTTGGAAGTCTGAATACCTCATACAATCTTTTCTCAAACAAAGAAGAGATTGCTGTAGACTACATCCTGATGGGTCCTGGATTAGCTCTTGAGTCACAATCACAAGCTAAAGCAAACTTGATTGTATCTCTTGCAGAGTCAAGAAAGGATTGTGTTGCCTGTGTTTCTCCTCATAGAGACAATGTTGTTAATGTAACAAATACAACCACAGCAACAAATAATCTGCTCAGATTCTTTAGTCCACTTTCCTCTTCATCATATGCAGTATTTGATAGTGGATATAAGTATACCTATGACAGATTCAATAATGAGTTCAGATACATTCCTTGCAATGGTGATATTGCAGGTCTGATGACTCGCACCAATGTTGTTGCTTATCCTTGGTTCTCACCAGCTGGACAGCAAAGAGGTGTTCTGAATAATGCAATCAAACTTGCATACAATCCAAATAAATCACAAAGAGACCTTCTGTATTCAGCAAGAATTAATCCAATCATCAACAAAAGAGGAATTGGAATCCTTCTGTTTGGAGACAAGACTGCTCTTGGTTATGCATCAGCATTTGACAGAATCAATGTTAGAAGACTGTTCCTCACAGTTGAGCAAGCACTTGAAGGTGCAGCAAATGCACAACTCTTTGAACTCAATGATGTAAACACAAGATCAAACTTTGTAAACATTGTTGAACCATATCTCAGAGATGTTCAGGCAAAGAGAGGTGTTTATGACTTCTTAGTTGTTTGTGATGAAACAAACAATACTCCTGATACCATCGACAACAATGAATTCAGAGCAGACATCTATCTGAAGCCAACTAAGTCAATCAACTATGTGACTCTGACATTTGTTGCTACTAGAACTGGAGTTAGCTTCTCCGAAGTTGCTGGCACTGTCTGATATCCAATAACCAATTAACATAGGAGGACAAAACAATGGTAGCAGCAAAGACTCTCTCACAATTTAAAACAAAATTAGCAGGGGGCGGTGCTCGCCCTAATCTGTTTGAAGTTTCCATTCCATCTTTCCCAACATCAGTTTCTGATGCTTGGAATTCTGGTGATGGTGGAGAAAATGGAATCTTCAAATTCCTTTGCAAGGCAGCACAGATTCCTGCTTCAACAGTAGCAGAAATTCCTGTTCCTTTCAGAGGAAGAATTCTCAAAGTTGCTGGAGACAGAACATATGATACATGGACTGTCACTATCATCAATGATGAGGACTTCAAACTTAGAACAGCATTTGAGCAATGGTCAAACAAACTGACCAAGCACAATGACAATACTGGTGTTACTAACCCAACATCATATATGACTGATGCCTTTGTCCAGCAGTTGGGTAGAGGTGCAACTATGTTCTCTACAACCAACGTTGGTGGAGAGCATTCAGTTCTTAGAACTTACAAGTTCTATGATATTTGGCCAAGTGAAGTTAGCCCAATTGATCTGAGCTATGATTCAACTGATACAGTTGAAGAATTCACAGTAACATTCCAAGTTCAATATATCAGCATTGGAAATTCACTTGAGTCCAGCTCAGGTAGTGCAACAGAGACTCTGATTGAATGATAAATACTAGAAGCATAAACTTCTAGTAGATATATTGATATGGCGAGATTATTTGGTTTTTCTATTGAAGATACCGAAAAGAACCCACCTGGCGTAGTATCCCCAGTTCCACCAAGTAACAATGATGGAAATGAGCACTATGTCAGTTCTGGGTTCTTTGGTTCGTATATTGATATTGAAGGTGTCTATAGGACAGAAAATGATTTAATTAGAAGATATCGTCAAATGTCACTTTATCCTGAAGTGGATAGTGCAATTGAAGATATTGTAAATGAGGCAATTGTATCAGATACAAATGATACTCCAGTAGAAATTGAATTATCCAATCTGAATGCTAGTGATAATATCAAAAAAAGAATTAGAGATGAATTCAGATATATTCTTGAACTATTAGATTTTGACAAAAAAGCACATGAGATCTTTAGGAATTGGTATATTGATGGTAGATTGTACTACAATAAGGTAATTGACCAAAAAAATCCAGAAGAAGGTATCAAAGAACTTAGATATATTGATGCTTCCAAGATGAGATATGTGCGCCAGATGAAAAAAACTGGCAAAGAAAATCTATTGACATCAGCGAATCAATTCAATAGTAATGATGATTCCACATATAATTTCCCTGAAATTGAAGAATATTTCATCTATACACCTGGTGGAAATAATACTGGTGGCACTTATGGAGGAACAAAAGGAGTCAAAATGACTCGTGATTCCATCACATATTGCACTTCTGGTCTTGTAGATAGAAATAAGGGATCAACACTTTCATGGTTACATAAAGCAATCAAACCACTCAATCAACTCATGATGATTGAGGACTCTCTTGTAATTTACAGACTTTCAAGAGCACCAGAAAGAAGAATTTTCTATATTGATGTGGGCAATCTTCCCAAAATGAAGGCAGAACAATATCTGCGTGATGTCATGATGCGTTATAGAAATAAACTTGTTTATGATGCAAATACTGGAGAAATTCGTGATGACAAGAAATTTATGTCCATGATGGAAGACTTTTGGCTTCCAAGAAGAGAAGGTGGTAGAGGAACTGAAATTACTACACTCCCTGGTGGTCAAAATCTTGGTGAAATTACTGATATCAACTATTTCCAGAAGAAACTCTATAGAGCGTTGAATGTTCCAGAAACAAGACTGCAAGGGGATAGTGGTTTTTCACTTGGAAGATCATCAGAAATTCTGAGAGATGAAATCAAATTCTCCAAGTTTGTTGGAAGAATGAGAAAGAGATTCTCTTCAATGTTCAATGATATGCTGAGAACTCAACTTCTTTTGAAGAATGTAGTTACTCCTGAAGATTGGGAGTATATGGCAGATCATATTCAATATGATTTCCTTTATGACAATCATTTTGCAGAACTAAAAGAATCAGAACTTCTTCAAGAAAGACTGAATCTTGTAGCAACTGCAGAACCATACATTGGAAAATATTACTCACAAGATTATGTAAGAAGAAAAATTCTTCGCCAAACAGATCAAGAGATCATCGAACAAGATTATTTGATCAATAAAGAAATTGAAGAAGGTGTAATTGCTGATCCAAATGCGATGCCAATAGAAGGAGAAGTTGAGACTAAGAATGTTGATGTGATGCAAAATTCAATTGCACCAAAAGACAATGAAGTAGATGAGACCAAGATTGAAACACCCAAAGGGGGGGAGATATAAATAAGGTGAAGTCAAAAATTTGAACAATGGACGAATTAATGGATTTATTGGTGACTGATGGTTCATCTTCACAAATTAGCGATAAGATCAAAGATATTTTGTTCCAGAAAAGTGCAACCAATATCGAAGCAATTAGACCTTATGTTGCATCATCCCTTTTTGATGATTCTGTAGATTTTGATAATGTTGAAGATTCCGAAATTGAATCAGATATCAATCTTGACCAGGAGTGATAGTTTTTAATAAATAACTAATAAACTATTTGCCTAAAAATGTCAAGAACTAGGATAATTGAAACTGAGGTGGCAACTGCAACTGTAGCTGGATCTGCATCTAGCATTGGTAATGCTACTGTTGTAAGACTTCATAATGATACTGGAGGCATTGCGACTGTAGGTGTTTCAACAATTGTTGGAGCTGCAACTACAACATATTTCACAATGCCAGCTAATTCTGTTGAATTTTTAGAAAAATATCCAACAGAAGTAATTTGGACATCACCAGCTATCAAAGCCACAAAAGTAGGTTACACAGGTTAAAAAAATGAAACTCATCAGAGAAGAAATCGAATCAGTTGATTTTATCGTTGAAGAAAAGAACGGTAAAAAATCCATGTTCATTGAGGGAATCTTTTTACAAGGAGATCTCAAGAATAGAAATGGAAGAATGTATCCTATGGAAACTCTGAGAAAAGAGGTCCAAAGATACACAGAAAATCACATTCTTGCAGGAAGAGCACTGGGAGAACTTGGTCACCCAGATGGTCCAACTGTAAATCTTGATAGAGTTTCACATAAGATTGTTTCACTCAGAGAGAATGGAACAAACTTTATTGGTAAGGCAAAGATTCTTTCTACTCCAATGGGTAAGATTGCTGAATCACTTATCAGTGAAGGAGTAAAACTTGGTGTTTCATCTAGAGGTATTGGTTCACTTAGACCTTCTAGAGAAGGAGTAAATATTGTTGGAGACGACTTTATGCTCTCCACTGCTGCAGATATTGTAGCAGATCCTTCTGCTCCTGATGCTTTTGTTGAAGGAATCATGGAAGGTAAAGAGTGGGTATGGGATGGAGGCATCCTTAGAGAGAAACTTGCTACAAAAACATATAAGCAAATTAACACTTTAGTTACCCAAAAACAACTTGATGAGCAGAAATTAAACCTGTTCAATAATTTCCTCAACAATTTGTGAGGTTTTTAAAATAATAAATAAATATAGATTAAAA